ACGTTGTTACACAGTACAATGTGAGGATCGAGGATCAATCTTGCTATCCAATCAAGATAAAATACTACGTTTCACCACCAATCCCCCGACAACCATCTTGGAAGGAGGTTAAATAATGTATCCAAGAATAGTTAAAAGCCCACTCAACTCTAAGGATGCTGATTATATCAAGCATCTTTGCGAGAACCTTATAAATGTTATAACAGATTATCAGGACAAGAACCAAGCGCGGTCATCCTTGCGGTCACCTTTAGGAAGACAAAGCGTTGATGATTTACTTGACATAATAATTGATGCAAAAATTGATTGTGACGAGATCATAAACAAGGAGGATGATAAATGAGTGACAAGATACCAGTGGGTTCCATCTCACTAATCAGAAGAGGTGAACAGTTTATATCTTGCGAAATAGATTTTAATGAAAACGTAAACAACAAAGAGGGAGCGGTTATAGTTTTAGATATGGTTCGGCACTGTCTCAACAGTAGTGCATGGATAACAAGTCAAGTTATGACTGCGCCAGATCGAGAGGTGTCAGATGCACAAATTGAAAGAGAAGGAGATACAACGAGCAATCCTGATCCTTCGGTTGATAGCAGAGACGACAAAGAACCTGACGCTTAAAGATTTTGCTAGTGCGACGAGTACATCTCCGTATGTAATGTCAAAACTTATTACAAAACTGAACCGTCTTGGCATTGTTGATAGTCCCTGGAACAGCAGGCAACCATACAAGACGGGTCCGAACGCAGATAAATACTTGAAGTATTGGTTACAACTTTCCCAATCGCCAAGCTATAAATAGAACTAACGAACCTATTATACCAAAGAATATAAAGCCACCTAGTAGATATATCGTTAGGGCTTCTTTAAACTCTTCTCGCTTTTTAATTTGCTCTTCCTCTTCTTTTTTTCTGTCAACTCTTATCTGAGTTCGTAGCGCCACCAGTTGATGCCATGCTGATATTCCTCTGGTGTTTATTATAATCTCTCTTAGCTCTTGCTCTAAATCTTCTGCCTGAGTTTTAGCAATAAAAGTTGATAATGCTTCCTCGTTCGCGCTTGAGAAAGGGCTTCTTTTCTTTTTGTTGTGCTTGCCCTTGGCATCGTCTATCCCGTCGAACAGTTGTCCGAGGGGTTTGGCGAGCGAGCCTAAATCTCTCCCCGCTTTTATCCCCGCAGATACCACAGAAAATGCCGCCATTGCGGTAGATATTGGTTCCATTGCTCGTGCCTACTTTACTTATCTTTGTCATTCCAAAGATTGAATAGAGTTGCTACCTTTTCTTTCAAAATCGTAATGTCATTGTGCATCTTGGCTAGAACAATAATCAAACCAATACACGCGACGAGCGGACCCCAGATCAGGGAAAGTACATCCGAAAGCTCCATTGCCAGCCACCCTAAAAATCGCTAAGGATGACTAGCACTAGAAAGATGATAACCCCCAAGCAAACCAAGAACTCTTTCGTCTTGTATTGCGGCGGGATGCGGCTGAACAATGATTTAACAGGTGAAATAATATAAGAATTAAATGAGGTTTTTACCCAGCTTTTCGCTCCTTCCAACATAATAATTACTCCTAAAAACTAACGCCTTCTTCGTACCTTGGTGGTACGCATACCGTACAAAGGTTTGTCAGACTGAGAAGAGGAAGTGGACTTAGCCATTCTACCAAAATGTGTTGGGAGATTTGCCTTTGCCCTATAGTTATTTATCCTGATAGGTGCAGACCTTGTTCCGCTAGTAACACCAAAGATGATACCTCTATCTTTTCGCATTAGTATTTCCTTTTAGTTTTCTTGGCTTTCTTTTTAGTGTTCTTCGGCCCAGCCTTCTTTGTAATCTTCATTTTGACACGCACTGGTCTTACGTTTCCACGCATTTAACTGCTCCTTTCGTTCGTCCAAAACCTCCAACTCTACATTGGAGTACGATCTATAGTATCCTGTTTTCTTAAGAGCGTCAGATGCTCTAACAAGATGTTCGTATTCTTGCACAAGAATGATACAGATGTCGTCCACTTGTGAAAAAATATCTGTCTCGTCTTGCTCCTTCTCCCCGAAACCTGGGTGGAAAGCGCTGATCCATACCCCAAAATGATTTTCGTTTTGTGAAAAAATCCAATCGGAGAAGTCGTCTTCACTCATCTCCCTCCAACCCGTCCACGCAACAACATGCGTGAAGTCACCTTCGGGAGGATTAAAACCTTTGAGTTCGACAACTGCCTCAAGGTCAGGAGTTACATGTATCATAACTCTATGTCTTGCCCATGCCGCTTTTGCAAAAGGACAGGGTGGGCCATTATATATAGGGTTAGGGACTTCTATTTGAGAGATAGACCAGATACGCACACGTTCTGCTATCTTTAATGCCTCGTCATCCCATTCTTCTGAGCTAATTAATTCCATCTTATCCTCCAAGCCGACCCGCGAAGCGGGGGAGGCTTGTTTAACTATGATGGAAGTTAAACTATTTGTCGTCCGAACTGAGAGTGTTTACGATTGCGCTAGCCCAGACAATTAGCTCATGATCCTCAAGACGATTACGCATAACATTAGCTTGTTTTGTTACTAATCTTATGTTCCCGACTACATATCCGAGACTATTATCAATGCGATCCATTGATATATTATACTTATAATTTTCGTCACTGCTCTTACCACCTCTTTCCATCTTCATGGAAAAACCAGTAATTGCACAAAGACCTTTTTGTTTTTTATATAATTCCACAAGGTAATTTTTATCGACCAGTTCTTTCTCGTTCCAGCCTCTATTTATTTTTTTATATCTAGTGCGGAGGCGAGCGGTACTTAGTAATTGACTGAAAAATTTATACGGTGTGTCAGCCATTCGCTTGTTATTACAAGGCTTGCAGTAGCCATAAGGCGCTCCAACCCTACCTTCTTTCTTTGCCGTAGGACCGTTCCTCTTATAAAATTGATCTAAGGTTTTAAGTTTCTTGCATCGTGGACATCTCTTCTTTTGGATGCCCAATCTTATTTTCTCCTTTGTATTCAAGATACACTTTATACATCTCCAAAAAATCATCCAAACGTAGGACGCATAAGCTCTCACCCGTCTTCATTCGATTACGTCTTGTCATTACTATTGGATGCTCAGGGCTATTCGTCTTGACCTTATTTGTCTCTGCCTGTTGCATTGCGGCGTGAAAGTTTAATCTTTCTACTCTCTTCGCTTCTACAAATAAATGGGGCGTTCCCATTAGATCAGCCCCACCCGACAATCCTACGTGTCCACCACCAGATAGGGGCGCACGAAAACTTTGTATAGAAGTCGCCTCATTTATATAAGCCGCGAGTTCGCGCTCATAATTATCGCCTTTATTTTTACTAGACCTACCGCCCATTAATCCTCGTAGCCCATTGACTTTCTACAATCTCTGCAAAAGAACCAATTCTTTGGGCGTTCCTCGGTTGAACGACACGACATGCACGGCCTCGTCCATGTCTTGTCACTAAAATCCCTACGGACCTGATACTTAGCTCCGTCAAATTCTTGTAGCCCTTCGCGTACAAGTATTCGTTTTAAGGTATCGACACAACAACCTACTCGCTGTGCTAAATCAGAATAACTATAACTTTTATGGTTTTTTTGGAGCCATCTCAGGTCTGGATCACTAATCCTAACCTGTTTTGGCATATAAAATACACCTCCTTTCAAAGTTTTAATGTATGTTATACAAAGTGATTTGGCAATGAGAAATTTTTATTCAAGGGGTTGACCTTTAGGGAAAAAATTTATAAACTGCGAGAGTTTCTCCTTAGAAGCGAACAGCAGTTGGGCCGTAGGCCCACTGCTGGAGCGAGAGAACTCGATAACGAAAGTTATCTACCAAGCAGTTTATAACCTACTATACACTTCTTGGTATCTGAGGGGGAACGTGTTAAGGTAATGATCTATCCATGTAGATTAAAAGGTCGGAAACGGGGGGGAGTACGCCAATACTCCCCCTACCTTTAAGATGCCAAAGAAAACTCCCAAGCAAATACATCAAGAAAAATTGTATGAAGAGTGGAAAAGAAGAAAGGCTTCTCCAACTCCACCACCCCCACCACCACCACAACCGCTCGTTCACAAGCACAACTCCATCAACACCCCAAGACGAGAAGACTACGAACATCTAGCTAGGGAAAATCGTGCGAAGTATCCTGAGATAGCTCGGATGGTAGATGAAATAAGACAGCACTTCCCTGGGGCTAAGGTGGTCGCCGTAAGACCAAGACGAGATGTCGTCAAGCGTCAAGCTCCAACCACTCCCTCACCTGACGAAGAGGCCTAGATAGTTTATCGGCAATTAGTGACGGGTCTTTACCATCGAGCGCCATTGTCTTAGCTCTTTGTTTTGTGCTGGAAGAAGACACGATAATCTTTTCGTCTGTTATATTGTGTACCGCAAAGCCTATCCACTGAACACGATCATGGAGATCGGTCCACTCCCTGACCTTACCGTATCTTATTTCCATGACCATATATAACATAAAGTCTGTGGGTAACTTCGACTCAAGCTGTGGATATATAGGGTTTTCGTAGTTGCCATCGTACAATGCCGCATTTTGTTTTGCGGTTTCTTCATCCTTAAATACCTGAGCTATCCTTATTTGTGTCTCTAGTACAGTCAACTGATTGGTTGATCCAGCCTCACGACCAATACCATTCTCGCTAGGTTTGTTGCTGTGATGGATCATGATAACAGACATCCCCGCATTTCTGAGACGAACCGCCAATTTATTGACGCGAGACCATTCGTCTGAGGAATTTTCTGCGAGGCCAGGGTATGCTGTTCTGATGGTATCGACTACAACAACGTCAGGTTTTACAAATTCAATCCACCCCTCAAGTTCTTGCAACCCCTCTCTCTGATTGAGGTCCATCTCTCTCTCATCAACATAAGGTGTCCATATATTCAAGCGTTCACCCGTATCGCCATGAACTGAACGCAAGTCCATGAGCCTTCTTGCAATGGTAGCCATGCCCATCTCAAAATCTAAATATAAAACTTTTGCTACACGACCAACCTCGAAGGGTCCGAAGTATCTTTGTCCCGCTGTCAGAGCCGCCATTGCATGTTGAACAAACAAACTCTTACCATGACCAGAGTAGCCAAACACTTGGACTATTGTATTACTTGGTAGCCAAGGCTCAATGAGATAAGACTTTGCCTGACTTTTTTCGAGCAACTGTTCCGCGTCATTCATTCTAATAAGTTTTCTTTCTCGCGGTCTGTCTTCGTCTTGTGGTCTTAACAGGAAGTCCCCTGCATGATTAAAATTTTCGGGATGGTTTCTTTTTTCTGACTGCTCCATTGATGAAACAGTCGCCTCAAACTCTCTCTCGTCAAGAGGTTCTTCAAAGAACTCTCGCATGAAAGCGTATGCTCTCACTCTAAGTTCTGCTCCCCAATAACCTTGCTTGATGGTCTCGGAAACATATCTCATGACCCGCTCATTCCGACCATTGCTAAAGCCAGTAGGGATTTTCATAGTGTTTGGATAGGTGTCCTTAACAAACTTTGCAGTTCGATCCCACTCGTTTAAGAAATCTTCCTCGGTGAGGGGGGCAACCCCCGTTAAATCTAGCTCATTGAATCGGAACTCTTTTTCACCATCGGAAACAATAGGTCTCCAATCTTTCCATACTGGCATCTCATCCCAGTCGAAGTGGGGCGGGATGTTCCATTCATAGTTTTTACTAGGTGGAAGTAGGGCATACGATCCATCCCCACGAAAATCAAGGCCATCAATCTTAGGCCAATCAACGCCTCTTGAATTTATACCCGCCCTCGGTCCTCGACGTATGCCATCTCTAGGATGCTCGAAATATAAATGTATTCCGCGTTTTGTTTTAACTTGAATCAACGAGTCCATGCCTGCCTCATGTGCCGCAATCCTTGACTCTTCATTATCGCAATCAACGATGACTAAACCAGAGAGATGGCCCGTAACAATGGCTATGTCGTGGTCTGGATGGTTTGTCCACCACCTCTCGACCTCTTCTTCTGTAGGTAAACGGTCTTGATACTCAATCCATTTTATTGCTGGTCTCTTGGTTTCTGGTCTTATAGGAATAATTGACCACCCTCGGTCAAGATACTCCAACGCCTCCGTCAATTTGCTCATGCTGTTTCTCCGTTGTTAGTTCAAAGTAATCATCAATTTTAAGGTTGGGATCAGCACTCAATATCTTTTCTAAGTTAGTTGATGAAATGTAATTGCGGTCAATCCATCCATAAGGAGCAGTTCTAACGACACCAGTAATCTCAGCAACCTTAGCCGCACCACCTACATCATCTATAAGTTTTTGAATGTTGAGAACTTTCTTCAAAAAGGGTCTCCTTTTTTTACTTGCATTACCATCTGTATGATGTATCATACAACTTGTGGTGTTGTAAAGACACCATTTGTTAACGGGTCAAACAAATGTAAGCTGACCTCATACAATAAGGAGACAGTATGAAAGTGAAGACAGATAGCTCCGAATGGAGCGCATTTGATCCTACTTCTACTAAAACATCCGCACCGCTTAAAGATGTTGATGCAGAGGTAAGGTCTACAGAAAGTGCAAGTATAACGACTAAAATAAAAGAAGCGGACAAACGCAAATCAAACCTTTTAGTTGATCTAGCATATAGGTTCCAAGAAATTCATGAGCGTGTCGAGAGGGACACGGCTGAATTGGACCAACTCACAGCAGAGATAGCGCACTATTTTCCAGAAGAAGCTGGTGAAGTTTCAAAAGAAAGTGGTGAGTTTAACATTGTTGTTAATCGAACTGAGCGTTGGGTTTGGGATAAGAAAAAACTCGAAGAGCATTTTGGTGAGCAAGAGTTACCACCTTATGTAACTCGAAATTTAACTGTCGATAAAAGAAAATTTCAGAGGCTACCTCACGAGGATCAGTCTGCATTGAAGTTTGCTTTGACTCGAAATTTAAACTCTCCAAGAGTAAAGGTAATCAAAAATGTTTAAAACTATGTCAACTAAGGACATCCAAAAGGATGGTCCCGCCAAAGTTCTTTTGTATGCACATCACGGATGGGGTAAAACTTATCAGTGCCGATACTTTCAAAAGCGCTACGGTAAAGGGATAATAATTTCTGGTGAAGCTGGACTGAAATCAGTTGAGGATGTCGATATAGATTATCTTCCATTCTCTTCTTGGAACGGCAAGCACGATCCAGAAGAAGGTGTTTTTTCCTTTCGTGGAATTGTCAAAATGCTTGGATCAGACGAGTTTAAAAAAGCTGGTTACAAGTGGATAGCCATAGACAGCCTAACAGAAATGTCTGAGCGACTTGTGGAGCAATTAGAAAATGAATGGAAGGAAAAAGGCAAGACCGCAGACTTCCAAATGTGGGGCGAGTATAATCGTCTGATGCTTGGTAGTCTGAAATGGATACGCGATCTTCCTTATCATGTTTATGTATCTGCTCTTGCTAAAGAAGAAAAGGATGCAAACGATGTTACCCAATACTGGGTACTTGTAAAAGGACAAGCGGTTTCAAAACATGTACCCGCCCTTTTCGATCATGTTTTTTGTGGCGTAAGAACTACTGAAAAGACAGAGGGCGGAAGGCCCAAAGTTAAAAGGTATGTTGTCACCGACGAAGTGTCGGGTTGGCATGGCAAAGCAAGAGACCCACTTAATCGTCTGAAACCATACGAAGAGGTTGACGACATCACAGAGTTGCTAGAGCGAATGGCAAATGGAAAGGAGCAAAGCGATGAGTAACGATTGGAATGGTTTCGGTAGCCTTGATTTATCGAACATTAATGCGGAGGCAAAACCCGCACAACTACCAGAACTCGGAGTTGGCAAGCATGACGTTACATGTAAATGGGCGGAGATCAAGGACACGAATACTGGGGGTAAGAAAGTATCCTTGAGGTTCGAGGCCAACGATGGCTCTGGTCAGGTTTGGTGCAACCTAAATGTTGTCAACAAAAGCAAGCTGGCGCAAGAAATAGGAAGACGAGGTTTAAAATCATATTTAATGGCTATGGGGCATCCTACCCCAGATTTGCCAGGGGATATACAAACCTTAGTCGGTGGTCAGTGTGAGGTTGTCCTTCAGTTGGGTGACGAATACATGGGCAAAAAACAGATAGAGGTTCAATACTTCAACGTCTTGGCATCCCAAGCTAAAAGAAATGCTCAGGAACTCAAGGATGATGATGGTGGTGATGACACCGCAGAAGGTAATGATTTGGACGACGAAATACCGTTTTAAATAATATAGTGGGGGCAACTAAAGTTGTCCCCATTTTTATTTAAAGGATGTGACCTTGACTTCAGCAGAAGATATTATAAAAAAAATAGATGAAGGCTACGAAAAAGACCATAAAGAAAAAGCCAGAAGCTATATCGGAGCATCAATAATAGGCAACCAGTGTGACGCGATGCTTGCGTTTAACCTCAGAGGTTTCCCCAACACTCCCCCTGATCCAAGACTATTAAGAATATTCGGACTAGGACATATACTAGAAGACGAGATCGTTAAGGATTTAAAGAAAAAAGCACAGATGCAAGTGTGGGAAGTTGATGGTCTTACTGGAAACCAACACACATATGAGGCATTAGGTGGTCATGTTGTGTGCCATATGGATGGGCATATAGATATAGGCGACGAAGAGCTAAGAGTTTTGGAAATTAAAACCATGAACGATGCTAGCTTTTCCAAGTTTAAAAAGAACGGTGTCAAGGTGAGCCACCCACAATATTATGCACAGTGCCAAATGATGATGGGCTTATCTGATATACCAACATCTTTCTTTATAGCAGTGAACAAAAATAATTCAGAGTACCACGCACAGATAATCGAGTTTGATGAATTTGAATACGCCTACATCCAAGAAAGAGTAGGCAGAGTAATAAATAATGAGGCAAAAAAAATAAGTAAAGATGCTACCGATTGGAGATGCAAGGGCTGTTTCAAGCGTGGTGTGTGTTGGGAAAACAAAGAAGTAGCAAAGATATGTAAAACTTGTGAACACTCCAGAGCAACAAGTAGTGGAGATTGGCATTGCGTCCGACACGACAAGCTAGCCATAGAAACTTGCGGAGATTATAGCCTCTACCAACCACTTAGTAAGGAGGCGTAAATGACAGACGAAAGATTGGCTAAAGAGGCTAGTGTTTTGATGCACACTTATGAGGATTACGCTGGGACCAGAGCGAAGCTCCTCAAGGAAAAAGAACAATCGCAAGACGAGATTGCATCAATATCTGAGCGCATCGAGGATTTAATCATTAACGCACCGACTGGCGACAGAAATAAAAAACTTCATGATGAAATTACAAAAGCAAAAGACAAAAGAAAAAGACTGAGAGAAAAGATTACTGAAACAAACTTTAAGGTAAGAGATTGCGAAATCCAGATTAAAAGGGTTGAGCTTGAAACGAGACTACTGTTGGGAGGAATTATCGTTGACGAAGATTAGAACTAAAGTTCTCAACAAATCTAACAAAACTATCAATGGACCTAGAGCAAAAGATTATGGACCCGCTGATAAAAACCATGAAAGAATAGCTGTAGGTTTTGACGTTATAGCAAAAGCCGCTATTGAAAATGAGGGAAGAATTACAAAAGCTCACGTAACACTTATGATGGACTGGGTAAAAACTTGTCGTCTTTGCCACACGATTGACCATGAGGATAGCTGGGTAGACAAGTGCGGTTATTCTGCTATCGGTGCTGAACTAAGCAAAACTAAATAGAAGTTCGAGCGTTTTTTGCATGGACGCAGTACGGCATTGCAAATGCTATTCTGTATTGTTCTGAGTTCTGCATATTTTTAGCCACTAATACAGCCTCTTCCATACAAGCATCTAAGTTGTCATGGTATTCACCTGGTTTAGCGACTAAGGTACAAGACGAAACATGAACCGTCATGCAGAATAAAATGACGGGTATAAACAATTTACTCTCCTTATTCTGTTGCACACTCTCCTTGACAACAATCTTCTTGAACACACTTACAATCTGCACATTGCGTATGACCGTGTACTTCTACAGGTTCCTTGTCAGAACCGCACCTCTTACACCGTCTTGCACTCTTTGTTTTGTTTTCCACTCTTCTTTTCCCACCAACATGTATGCGCAAATGTCTAAATAAATCTTGCATTAATCCGATAGTTCAAAATGAGGACCATCGAGGAAAGGTCTCCTTCCTTGCGATCTCCTAATATCAATATAGCTGTTCATTGCATCTTCCATCGTCCCGTTCCATGTGCCTATATCGGAAACAGTCCATGCACATCCCCACTTCAATGGAACTCCATGCGCCCTTGATGCCATAGCAAATGCGTCAGCTATGTCGTCGTAGACCGCAAGCTCCCAACAGACCTCCCCATTTACAAAAGCAAACACATCTATAGCTCTACCCACTATATGTTTTGATTCTAGTGTCTGTGATCTTTTTGTGTCGTACAAAATTTGCTGACGTTCTTGCGAACGAAGCCCTTCAGAAATTCCGAAGTCAATGTCGGAGACAGATATAGCCATCTCCGCAAGGCCAACTAAATCTTCATTGACACCTTCTAATTTCTTCATAGATTTTTTTGAGAATGTGTATGCCATACTTTACCTTTCTATCCTTTCCCCACACCCTTCACACGCTCAAAACTTCTGGCCCCAGCAAGACCAAGCATACCCAGCAAGACGGGCATCATGATTGACATGTCAGCCTGCGGGATTACGAAGCCGAACGGTGCGGCGAGTGGTGATATTAAAAAATTTACTGTGAAGCCCAGGACACAGACCCAAGCGGTAGCTGGTCTCCAAGACGACTGGAACCAGTTGCCCTTTGCTTCTTCTCTGTTTATTTCCAACTGAAGTTTCATTAGCTCCTGATGATGTCGGTCCGTCATCGTTGCTATTTCGTGGGCTAATTTATTTGCTTGATCCTTGTCCTCGATAACCTTGCCGAGCAATCCGCTAACGGGTTCTATCAATGATCCAAGGAGTGATGTTACTGCCATAGGTTAAGTCCTCTTTCGTTTAGCTTTATTCTTCTTGCTGTTAGGAAAGCCTGCTTTCATATCAGCATATGCTTTAGGTGATATTGTTGACTTCGATTTACTTCTGGATGTTCCAGCTTTCTTTCGCTTGTTAATGTTTCGGTATAAACTCATCTGCACCCCCATGCTCTACGCGACCAGTAATTTGCTGATAGCTTGTTGTTCTTACCTTTTATTCCGCCAGACCTAGCGCAATAAGATTTTTTACGGGCTGGCTGATCTTTCTTGATGGACATGTTAGCGTCCCCAAATCGGATTATCTTTTCCTTCCCGCCTTGACATGCTTTCACAACAAACTTTTTACCGCCAGATGTTTGGCGCTTAGGTTTGTTGCAAGGCATACTTTTTTTACTTGCTTTCTTTTTTGCCATAGTTAGCTCCTTAATTAATACCAATCAGGTATCTTTCTTTTCCCCTTTCTGCCCGTTGGTTCTCCAGCGATTGCAGTTACCGTCCCTTCTTTAAAGGCTTTATTTCCTCCGAGGACTGGTATTCTTGCCACCACATCTCTTACCGCTGTGCGTTCTTTTGCGTTTGATTTTGTTCGATCAAACACAGCGTCAGTTATACCTGCGGTAATGTTTATGCCCGTAGTTGCAAGACCGTATGATGGACCTAGAAGCGTACTCATTATACGCTCACGACCATAGGCGGCGTTATCTATTTGCTGTGACGTAGTGTGGAAGAGGTCAGCTAAGATGCCCAGACCGCCCATCGCCATCATGCCCTCTAAGTACCAACCGAGAAACTTATCAATGTCTCCATGCTGTTCTTCTTTAAAGCCAAGAAACTTCGCGGCTGATCTTTTTCTGAAGGCCATCTCTTTTTCTTCTTCGCCACCTCTCATTTGAATAACGTCCTTGACACCCAAAGCTCCCGCACCAGCAAGAGGTCCAAGTGTTAGTAGATAAGCAAGGGGCGCAAAGTTTTTGTTTGCTTTATTAAAGTTAAGTGTCAGTTTACCCGCTGTGCCATCTGCCTTTGTCACGCCAAATGCTTCGTTAACTGTGTGCATAAACAATCTGTGCATCATAAGAGGAAACGATTTAAGCTGAGTTACAATAGCCCCGAATGGAGTTTGCCACGCCAACGGCATATCATCTACGTTAGGCTGGAATACGGATTGATTTGCAAATCTTATCACCGCTGTTCTTACTTGTGGATCATCTTCTAGCAAACGAGGATTGCTAATGTTTTCACCACGACGAGAACCTGTTGGGAGAAAGTCTCCAAGACCAACCTTCATTAAGTATCTATGTGCCGTCTTGTATTCCGTTGTTTGGTTTGCCAGGTTGCCTAAATCTTTTCGATATGACTTAGCGGCTTTTGCTTGCATCGACTTGAAACTTTCGTATGCAGTAGCGGCGGCAATCTTTCTGTTAAGATCAGTCCAAGGTGTAAGCATTGTTGCGTTAAAGAAGGCGTTAGTCATCTTGCCATCTATTGCGCCATACATATGAAGTTGTCTTTCGTGAACAATGTTCTCTATAGCCACACCGACATTCTGTATCATGCGGGCAAACTCTGGATCATTCTTATATTTATAGATACCTTTTGCCCAATCTTTTATTGAACCAGATCGGATTATTGGTAGGGCTGTGTCAGGCAACGATGTAAGTGTTGTCCAACCAAGCAATGTAACGGAGTTAATCCCTCTTAGTACCTTTGACGTTCTGTTAAGTTTGTTTGAGAAACCGCCAACCTGAGGTTTCTTCTGGGCAACTCGAAGAGCATTTTCCATAAAGTCAAACGTGCCATTATCCCACTGAGCCTTTTCTCCATTAAAATCTCTCAGTGCCGCGACGATTGCTTCTTTTCGTCTTGTGTATGCTGGAGGAACTACGCCGCCAAATCCTGTAACAGCAACATCGTCTAGCATTTTCTCCACACCAGCTGATCCGTTCTTCAACTGCTCTGCGACCAATGCGGATACAAACCTTGTAGCCATCATGGGTTTGCCAGCGAAAGGCATTACAACAAGATCGTCCAAGGTGACATCTTCCATGTGTCCTTCTTCGCCCAGTGCGCTGAAGTTCTTTCTAAATGTTTTGTTTTTGCTAAGAAGGTCTGCTATCGCTTGCCTACCTTTTTCTGCTATATACATGTAGTCATAGAAACCATGAGCGTTTACGCCAAACTGTTCTGTCTGCGCTACTCGTCTTGATGTCCCGTCAAAATACTTGACAAGCAATGCGTCAAGATCATCCTCTAGGAAATCTTGTAGCTTTGCCATGCTAAGTGGGTACTTTTCAAGCTCCAGTACACGCCCATGATCTATGTGGTCTGATACAGAATTTCTTGATCCAGCTTTTTGTGGCATAAAGTGTCCATCAGCATCGTCGGCTGTAAGGCGTATAAAAATTTCGTCCGCGAATTTTCTCGCCTCATCTGAGGTTCTAACAATGCCAAGGCTAGTGCCTTCTAATTGATAATACTCCATCATGTCCGCTATAAACTTGGGTTCATTGCTAGCTATTTTTTCTTTATCCCAAATTTGAGGTAGATAATTTTCTCTTTTACCAACGAATATCCCAAGCTCATTCATCTTAACCCACTCTTGATCGAAAGCACCGCGCACAGCTTGGTAAACTTTCTTCTCTTGATTGGTTAGTTCAGCGTATTGACGAGAGCCAGTGCCAAATCTTAAAGCGCCAACAATCCTTGCATGACTTTTTGGTTGTTTAGCTTTTAGTTGTCTAGGCAACAATGGTGAAAGTAGCGTTCTTGGACCACGCTCGAACCATGATCCTACATATCCTCTTGCGTCAGGAAGCTCTTCCATCAATCTTTTCAGTGGCATATATGTTTTTGCAAACCTTTGGTGAACATCAGGGAAATGGTTTTCAAACCAGTCTCCAGTCCACTTAGCGCCAATATCTCTCATGGCTGTAGACTGAGAACTCCATAGTCCCATAGGTGTAGCTTTTTTGAGAGCTTGTTCTTCTCTTACATCTAGCGGTCTCTTCTTACCGATAGACATAATAGCGGATGTAATACTTCTATCTACATGGTTTACCTCAAGAATGTCCCCAACCATGCCAGAAGGAATGTCTGCGACACCATCTATATCACCCTCGGTAATCATATTAAGGACTTCCCCATTTAAACCTTTAGGGATAGCCATGTCTTCTCTTTTAAATAAGCGAGGATCGGATGTGTCAAATTCATTCGCATCAATATGCTTGACGTTTCCAATATCGAAGACGACTACGCCAGTGTGGGGTATTTGCACACCTTCGTATGTTTCTCCATTAGCCATTCTAGCAATGTTACCAGCCGCATCTTGCGTATTGTAATGCGTTGTCAACATGCCGTCATAACCAATGTCTTCAAGAACTCCGTTCAATTCAGATTGCGCCCTACGACCACCTCTGCCAGAGCCTTTTAGTAGCTCGATAAGAGATAGGTACATTTGTTTACCGTTGAGTGGACCATCTTCAAAAGCAGAAGCAAATTTTCCTAACGCATTTTGCTGAAGGCTGTCTGTCATATTAAGGTAATCTAGGATTGCCCTAACCGCATTGTCATCAGCAGTTGTGTAAGATGCAGTCTCCCTAAAGTCTATTGGGTTGCGCACGTTAACAACAGTTGGAATAACCATAGGGTCAGTTTTTATGCCTGCTTCTCCAAGCGCATCTTGTATAGCTTCTTCTGCGTCAACCATCTCATCCAAATCTTCTTTATATTTTTGGATCGCGTCTTTGTCGCCAACACTTTCAGCTAACCAGTAGTTTCGTCTTCCTTTAGAAATTTGTTTTCTAATTTCGTGCAAATCCATTGCTTCGTAGATAAGCTCTTCTTTTTGCTCATCTGTTAAATCAGTGTCCATAATTTGCTGACGCATACTTTCTGGCGTTGGTTTCTTCGCGTAAGTTCCAGAAGCCGCAACAGGGCTGTCGGTTAAGTAAGTCCCTGGTCCATAGAAGCCTATAGTGCTTGGACGCAAGACGACATTAGGATTTGTATTTCTGTTGAAGGCATAACCATTAGGTGTGCCGTGATAGTATGGAATGATGTCATCCATACCTTCATCGTGACTGATACCGCCCCTGACAAAATCCATCATTTGTTCCCGCTTCGCCCTTGGGGTAGCCATCACATAGTCTTTTACTGCGTCTGACGCTAAAGATGGGTGAACGGCTGGACCAGATCGAACCATATTTTTTAGAGGGAATTTATCATCAGCTTCAAACATATCTCCATAAAGAGCCAACCTTCTGAATTGTTGTTTGATGTCGTTCCTTCCGATAAGACCGTTAACTGTGTATGCCATGTATTCCACCATACGGTCTAACGCTCGTTCAAAAGTATTTCTAAGCCTAATCTTACTGACATCGCCAGTAACCACAGAATTTATTATGTCGCCTCTAGCTACACGTTCAGCCATGTATTCAGTAAGGCTCTCTGCAAACCATTCTTCTGCCAAAAGTGCGTCCTGAGTTTTGTCATCTCTGTTTACATATTTAGCGCCATATTTGCTTTGCACCCTTTTCTTAACAGGATCATCTGCTTTCATGTAAAGCTCACGAATAGCAGTCATCTCTTCGTCAGGCATGACATTGGCACGAACCAACATATGCCCTATTTCGTGGATAATGTCGTAAGGAGATGTTTCTCCCTTAGTTAAACCAACGCTTAATCTACGCATATCACTTCTTAATTTTTTAAAGTGAGGCCCACGCAAATCAGCAAACAAAGGAGTGTCTGTTGCCCCAGGCTGTTCACCAGCAAGACGAGCCAAATCTTCTGAACTAAATATATTCATTCTTCCGATAGCTTGTTGCTGTGTTTTGCCCATCATATTCAGCATACGATAGGTCATGGTTCTTGCTGTATATTCTATCTCTGGGTCTCTATGGGTAATGGTTCCTAGAAGCTCTCTAACCGATGCCCGTGCATAAGACGGAACGCCGTCATGAGTAGAAATACCTCTATTGTCATTGATTTCAGTTCGTAGCAGTCCACTCTTCTGGATAAATGTTGCTGTTATCTTGCCTGGGTCGCCCTTCTTCAAACCCTTATTAGCGTGTCGTCTGCGCAACTCACTCAAAATCATGTCTATGTCTTTGGAGTTATTTAGTTCCAGAGCGTCAAGGTATCTTTGTTCTAGGTCAGCTTTGCCCAGAGACATTATTTCCCTAGTAACTTTGACGGTTTTAGGTGGCGGAATAGCTTTTTCTTTTCGTAATAACTCTATTGCTATCTGGTCGCCAAACTCTGTACCTCTGTGTTCTACATACAACTTCCTGAGTTCGTCAGGGTTTTTCTCCTTAATGTCAGGGGCATTGCTGTCTGTAACTTTAGGCTTATTTGTTTTCTTCCTCTTTGACGGAGGTGTTTTAGCTATATTTTTTGCCTCGTTGTCTACAGCTTTCTTTGATCTAGCATCAAGTTTCTTTTTCTTACGAACAGCTGAGTTTGCTTTTCCTCTAGGAGTCGTCTTGGGTTCAGTTGCGGGCCTGTCTCCAGGCATCTTGCCAAGTTCTTTAGCGTTGTAATGTGCCTCTAACGCATTTTTCATATTGTCCATAGTTTTAGAAAGAGATGTGTTCTCCATCTTTTTCTCAGCCCCAGGACTTATACCTCGGCTCGGCTTGTACTTACCGTTATATCCATTCTCCCAGAAGTCTCTGATTAGATCGGCTACATCTTGCTCGTCCGCACTAAGACTAAGGCCATCATCGTAATAGCCAGCAGTCTCGTCTGTCTTGCCCGTTATTCCGTCCCAGTCAGTGTTCTTACCAGACAGTATTTCTGTAAGATCGTCTATCCGATCATGGATAGTTCTGCGCATACCTCGTCTGCCGTCGAATGGGCCAAAGGTTCTGGACACAGGAAGTCCAGCGGCACTCATCTCAGCTAGTTTTTTCTTGCTGTATCGAGGCGCTACAGACAGCATAAAACCTACAAGGTCTTTCGTTGCTTGGACAATACCGCTTGCACTGTCCCTATGCAGAGCATCCTCTAGGTCTTCCCTTATAAGACTAAGTTCTGTCCAGCGTTTGTTAATATGCTTGGTATAATCAGTTGTTGGTTTAGCATCTGCCCCCAACTTAAACTTAGGACGTTCTGTATCAGGTAATATTTTAGAAAATAATTTTTCTAAGTCTGGGTCAATCTCAGCATCTTTGGCATATCTCTGAATGATAGCCTTCACATACCTGTTTATTTTCTGCCAGAATGTATCTGTCCCAGCAAAATGTCTTTTTCTTGTTACCCAAATATCAAATTGATTTGCAAAGAGTTCTTGCGGACTTGACATAGAGTTTCCGCCACCAAACTTTTGAGTGCCGAGTATTTCATGTTCATACTCCATGCCACCATAACTTGCTAATTTGTTTTGGATAGCGTCTTTATCTAGGTTTCCGCCCTCATCATAGTATTTGTTCATCGCCTTCCAGAAGTCTATCTTATCTGAAGGGGTCAGAATGTTGTCGTATGCCCAGTGAGCAACCTCATGATAAAAAGTGTTTTGAGGATTGATGGTCAACCCTTCTTTATGATCTAGGTTTATATGGCTTCTAACACCAGAGGCTTTGGTTATCTCAGTATTATGATAGTTGCCAGACCTATTAGATTTAAAACTCGGTCCTATGCCTCGATCACCACCGAGACTGTTTAAAAACTCTAGCGCATCATCTAACTCTGGTTGTGATCTTTTTGAAAATACTGCTTTAAGTTCTTCAATAGACTGCGCTCTTGTTGTGCTGTCAGCTATAAAACCCTCTGGGGCCATTCTATGTAACACCCCGTAGAGGTTTTCTAGGTGCATAGCTGTCTTGGCATTTGACTCTACTTTTCTCTGCCACCTTTGGGTTTCAATCGTTTTGGTAATAGAGAAAATATCTGAAGCAGTAGTGTTTGTATCTAATGTTGGCGCTCTACTTCCATACGCATATACAGTTGCGTTTTGAAGGGCTGGGGTAAGCATTTCTTCGGTTAGCTTAATCTTGCCCATATCACTCATTGATACTGGCTCACCCATGCCAGTAGCCAAACCAGCTTCGTATCTAAATCCTCTTATCGGGTTGCCTTTTGTTGTTGCACCCTGATTAGGTTCTGGCGGTAGACTGTCAAATAATCTCGCTCTGTCTTTTGGTCTATTTGTATAACGGTCTCTTGGCGCATATCTGACTTCCCATCTTGATGGATCAGATTTTGGTCCGCTTTTGCCGATAACAACACTTATGTCCTGACCTTCTTGGGTGTTTGGATTAAGCATCCTTACATCATTTGGATCATCCATACTTCTGACAACAGCAATATGATCCCCCTTCTGTGGCGGGATTGTTGCTATCGTCTTGGTGTCTGGTGTTTCTGATGTAGGCTCGGTTTTTCTTACTGCCGCTTCCAATATTTTTATAAGCTCGGCTGGATTATCTTTATGTTTCTCAAGTATTCCAGCTAAGTCTATTGGCGTTTTTGTTGGCTGGTCTGCTGGTGCTGTAGAATTGTATTCGCCAAGACGAGTAGGGGATGGTTTTCCGCCGTCCCTAAACTCTAAGGCAAACTCAAGAGTGTCAAAAGCTCTGCCAGATACAGCATCGGCATAAGCAACAGTCCCTTTCGGAACCTCTATTGGTCCACCTCGGGTAAGTATTTTTTCCTTACCCATTGTTTCATATTCAACAACATCAGGGCCATTACCCGACCTTGCTCGAATAAGTGCGGCCTCAAAGCCAAACTCGTTTCGTCTTGGGCTTTTACCTGTAACAGTGTAGTCAGAGCCTTTACCTATTCGAGTTCCGCGTCTAAGCAATCCTTGGATACGACCATTGTTTGACAAGCCTGCCGTTGTAAACTTAGCGGCCTCTCCTATTGCTTCTCCTGTTCCGCGAATTGGTGTCTCTGGACCTTGCGACAAGACTTGTGATCTTGCCATTGTTTCTGCCGCATCATCTGTAAGGCCAGGGAATTGCTTTTTAAGAGTTGATTTCCTCGCTCTAATTTTTTTCTTTTGTGTTTGTGTTAGTTCTGTAGGCGGTACGCTCTCTTCAACAAACTCGTCTGGGAGACTATCTAAATGCCTGCGAAGCGCAATGAGGTCGTCGGCTGGTGTCGTAATGCTGTCGTCGTTGGCAATAGCTCTGATTGCCGCCTCTGCAACATTTACATCAACCTCTCCGTCACCAAACATGTCACTAATTCTGGCAAGCTCCTCATACGCTTTCTTTGCGTAATCATCTTCTGCTGTGGCTTTAGCGGCTTCCTTATCTATCTGATTCTTAGAAACAACTTTTCTTTTACCAGCGGGTTTTAGTTTATTTGGGTCTATCCCTTGAGCAAGGGCATATCCTCTTAGCTCTGCGGATACGGCTGACGGCTCAGGTTCCTTAGGAGGCGTAGTATCAATCTCAGGAGTATCTTCAACATCAGGTTTCTTGCCATCCAAATGCTCCTTAATCTCTCTAATGGTGGCGTTAGTTATCTTCCCAAAGTTACTGCCCTCAGATCGAGACACGACACCGTTAGCAGGGTCATCTAAAATAACTTTAAGCTCGGCTTCGGTAATGCCGTATGGCTCCAGTATTTCTTTTTGTATTTTTTGTACTTGTTTCGTGTTGAGATAGGGAATATCCACTGGCGTTTCGGGAGGATCATCAAGCCCACCCTCCAGATTTGGGCCACTTTCTCCGCCACCCTTAACTTCTCCTAATCCTGGTGTCTCTCCCCCAACTTCGGGGTCTCCTTGTCCACCAGTTCCTTCTGCTACCCCTACGCCTTCTCCGCCCTTAGGAGCTTTGGGTACTTCTGGTCCTTCTGCATCTACCTTTGGTGGTTCAAGGTCTAGGCCACGAACGATGTCTTTCATAACATCGTTAAACTCAGGCTTACCAATAGAGCTTATAGCGTATCTGTAATTGGAGTACGCTTCGTTATATTCAGCAACACGTTTTTGGAACTCAGCAGATTCTTTGGGGACGTTTGTTGCAAGGTCATCTATTTGTTTTTTCTTTAACTCAACTCTTTGACCAAAGTTACTAAGAGTTTGTAGAGCCGCGATCTGATCTCTTGCTTCTTGGATTTGTGCATCGAGAGAGCCGTCAACATTATCGCGCCTTAAGTTTGTTTCAGCGGTTTCATATTCTGTAATAGCGGCTTCAATCTGAGATTTTTCGTCCACCATTCTTATTTCGTCTGGGGACAACTCTGGTTCTGTTGGGGCGGCTGGGTCCGTGCCGTCAGCGTCAAGAGCTTGGTCTGCTGAACGTGCCGACCCTTCTACAAGCTCTCCAGACTTATATTTTTTGACTAACTCTTCACCCTCTTTGTGTGTCATTCGGGCGATTTCGTCGTCTGTCATTCCAGCAAAACGACCAGCTTCCGCTTGTTGTGCGCCTGTTGTTCCAAAAATTTCACCAACACGACTATCATATCCTGTTCGCCCAGCGACCCCACCGAGAACCGTACCAGTTCCCATACCGAAAGCTGTACCTAACGCTGTTCGACTTGCTATATTTCCTAAATCTACTTCTCTTTGGTATCCGAGGTTCTTCCTTTCGTTCTCCTCCATTGTCGCCATGATGCCTTCATGCGCACCACCTATAGCGCCCTCGTATATTGCGCCTCTTCCAGCACCAGCCCTCGCCGCTTGCCAACCAGTTTTACCCGCTTTATATGCGCCTGCTCCAGCTTGGAACGCTTTACCAAAAGGAATTAAGTTTATGGGGTCGAGAAGAATAGCACCCGCACCTGATGACAAAGCACTAAGCCAGCCTCGTCCGCCTTCTTCCCAGAATTGTGGCGCTCTTTCGTAGACTTTATTTAACCGCATAAGACGATGTTTGCCTTCATCGCTTAGTTGGGTTGACTCATACAAACGCTTTGCGCCACCCATAGTGTTAAGGCTTCCCCAAGTTTTATCAGAATAAAACTCGTCAACGATTTCCTCGTCAGTCATGCCTTGAACATTGTGACCTAGCTCATTGTAGTGAGCGCGAAGATCAGCAATTACGCGGGGGTCATATAATGGATTTTTACCACGAAGGTCTGTTGTATAGTCATTATCAGCTGTGAATGGATCATCAGCTTGACCAGGGTTGTACTTAATCCCTAAGTCTCTGTCTGCCATGAGCGGTTCTCCAGTTTCCGTCTACTGGAGTAAGAATATATTTATATGAGTTGTCTGTCGTCCTTAATTGAACAGATCACTTAATAATCTAACTATAGCGTTCGGTCTCTCATTAGGATTATATTCTAATAACTCGGTTGCTTCTTCCTCTAGCTGTAGATATTCGTTTTTCATCTCTTCTTTTTTTGCTCTGATAAATTCGAGCAACTCTCCATACCCTCTTTGATATGTGGCCCTTACATCATTAGCCTCGTTGTCTTTCCATCGAGAATCTTTTGTGCCAGTCTTGAGCCAAGATGTTGGACCCTGAGAGCGCTCTCTTCTGCTGTTCCAATCCGTGTTAGCTTCTCTAAGTTTTTCTTCAAGCTCGACTTGGAATTTCTCGAACTCTTGGACTTTATATGCAAGTTGTTTCATTTCTGCATCAAGAACTTCTCCTCTGTCAGAACCAGCGGGCGGCAATGGAATATTAGCCATTGCGTTTCGTTCAATCATGGTGTCATATTCGCTATATGCTTGAAGTCTTTTGTCTTGAAGGTCAGAAAATCCGTCTATCCATTCTTTAAACGTAGAGATGTCGTAGCCACCTTGTAACTCTATAGCTTTATCAACTCTTTCCTGACTGTACTCGCCTTGGCGTTTTAGAAGTCTTCCCATCGCGCTATCTTGCATAGCTTTCGCATAAAGCTGTTGTGCAGACCAGTTGTCCCCACTACGATCCTCAAGCTCGGTTACTATCTCAAGCAATCTGCTCTGCACTGCTGGGCTGGGATAAAAGTTTTGAGCGATTTGTTGAAAAACTTGAACAGTCTTTGCAGGGCTTTCTTCGTTATTATAGATGTTAGTTTTAGAAAGTTCCTTCACGCCCTGGTCAAATCTTTCATTAATAGAGTCAGTAACATCACCTGTAACTCTTGCCCTAACTTCGTCTTGGGATTTTGTTCTTTGAGCCGCCTGAGTATTCTGAGCAATTCTAATTAATTCGTCGGCAATGGCTTTAAACTTTGTGTCGCCTACCTGTTCTGGCGGGGAACCAAAGTGTTTCATAAATTGATCTGGCGACATTTGATTTACAAAACGATTTTTTACTTTCGCAAGAATTTCATCATATCCATCGTTTAATAACCCAACCATAAAGTCTTGATCTGTGTCCATGCCAGTTCGGATATTCCTAAACGCCTCTGCCGCCTGTTGCGATACTTCGTTATCTAGTCTGGTTTCTTCTGAATCAAAAATAGACCTTAAATTTGTTTTTAAGTTTTCTGTCATTTTATAGATACCATTTTCTTCAGTATCTTTTATAAATGCGTCAATGTCCCCACCTCTTGCGGCAAGTTTTACAACCCTGTCCTCAAGAACACCCGTCTTATCTAGCCAGTGGTCGTTCCTTCTTTTTTCATATTCTGAGTTTGCCATATCAATTAGCGGATCGACAAAGTGAGGTTGCACTCCCATCAACTGAGCAAACTGTTCTTTGTTCTCAACCTTACCACCAACACGAGTTAGGTAATTTGCCGCTTGATCGACTTTGCCAAGCAATAACTGACCCTGCTGTGTCATATAGTTGTTATTTGAAAAGTAATTGTCCAACGCACCTTTGACTAACGGACTGACCTCGCCAATAGAGCCATAAAACTCTTCTTTTCTTTTATCTATTTCGTCTGGCTTGCCACCCATAAGGAATGGCTGTGCCATTTCTTGATATAATTTTAAACGATCAAACTCACGGAGCTTTGCGTCATGCGCTTCTTTTGCTCTTTTTGCGGCAAGATTTCTTGCGTTCTCACTAGCCATGTTTCTAAGAACGTCTTGGCTTGGTGCGCCACCACGTATGTAGTTAGACCCACCTGCCATCTGGTCAATATAATCCTGATAATCCTTGAACGTAGCGTAAGGGTTGTCTTTTTTAAAGGTCTCAAACGCTTTAGCAAAATCTCGCCGTTGGCGAGTATTATACTTTTCGCGTTCACTCCAACCTGAGTACCATTGTGAAAAATCCATTACATACCTGCTTTGTTTCTATTAGACCACCAGTTGTCGAGACTTTTCTCGAACCCTGCTTCATCAAAGAAGTTCTTCATAGCATCTCCAACACCTTTGCCTGCCGCTCTAGCATTTTCCGCTGATGACATAGCAACTCTATTTTGCTCGCTGGCAAGATTGTTATAAATGCTTGCTGGGTTTCCAATACTGTAGTTACCAACTTTTGATACATATGGGTCATAAATAGCAGACCTTACATTAAAGAACCCAGCGTCACTAGCGGTGGATGGCCTTCTATACTCAGCTAACCCTGTACCAACTCTCATATCGTCATATATAGCAGAGGTAATGTTTACAGGCGAACGGTAATTGTTTGCCGACATAATATCCCTATCAAGTATTCCAGTAGGCGTTGCTCCCAATAAATTATATTGACCAACAGTAGATGTAACCCCAGGCAACTGAGCAAAGTAATTCATCCCAGCTTCAGCGGCTCCAGTAGCCATAGCCATACGGTCTCGGTTCTGTGCCATCTGTTGAATAATTGGCTCGTTTCTTGCCGCCGCTATCCCCGAAATGTAACTTGTAGCTTCGTCCCTAGCCCTCTTTCTCGCATCTGCATACTCACCCGCAAGACGAGCGGCAATTCTAGCTCTTTCGTCTGTGGCGGTGTCACTCTCATCCATACCTCTGCGGATAAGACCAGCTTCGCCAACTGACGCAACTCGATCTGCGGCTCTGTCAACATCAGCTACATACTGCTGTTCTCTGCGCAGAGCTTCAGACATAATATCTCTTTGATCTACTTGTGCTAGTGGCTGGACCATAGGCAACTCATCGTATGCCATTTGAGCCGTTTGGCTTAGTTCGTCCATTCTTTGCAGAAGTCGGTTTCTAATGCCGAGGTCGTATTCGCGCTCGTCTTGGTAGTCCTGGCGGGCTTGACCCATTTGAGAAATATAAAATTCTCTTTCGATGTCTTTTTCTGCCCTGTCCTCATAGAAGCGAATAAGCTCTTCTTCTCTTTCGCCAGACGCTATCTCTTGCGCTCGCTTCAATTCTTCCAAGGCAAACGCTCTTTCTTGTGCGCTCAACTCTTGGTTTCGCAAAAGCTGTTGCAGTTGAAACTCACGTTGTTTAGCCGCCGCTCTATCCTCAGTTACCTGACGGCGTATGTCAGCGGCCCTCTCTTCTAGTAACTGTGACTTGTAAGCGTTAAGCTCATTGATTTGAAACTGTCTTTCCTGACCAGCCTGCCGCCTCATCAATGAGTTCATAACTCTTTGATAGGCGTTTTCTTCTTGCTGTATTCTTCTATCAGCAAGACTTAAATTAAATTGAGCGTCAGCAAGGTTCTGCGATTGTGAGGCACGAAAGTTTGCCCACTCACGATCACGTTGAGCCTGCTTCGCCGCTGTTGAAGCGCCGAAAATAGAGCCTGCTAAACTTGCTCCCGCTCCGACTACTGCACCAAAACCCATATCCTAACTCCTTAGCCGCCTATCTGGATAGCCCCAAGTGACGAACTAAACGGGGTTCTTCCACCTAAGTAGTTGTCCTCTTCCTCCTCAGTTGGGTTATATCTAGCCACGTTTGAAGCGGCTGTTGGCGTTGAGAAAGCGGCCCTTCCGAATGTTGGCGTTCCGCCTGACCCAATTTGAATTGCCTGTTGAGCGCTTGCCGTTCTGTTAGCAACATTCTTAGCGTCCTGTTCAAGTCTTGATCTCTGCGCTTGTAACCTTTGTTCGATTACTGCAATCTCGTCCAAGGCTTGTTGAGCATTGTAAAGGTCGATGTTTTTTTCCATCTGTAAAGCTCTAGCATCAGGATCATCTAGGTCTGAAAGGGCGTAGTACGATCCACTTTCTATCTCTTCAAGAAGTGTTTGTGCGTTTTCCTCAAGAGTATTCCTGTATGCCCTCAGTTCATTGATTCGGTTATCAATGGCTGTTCTCTGAGTATCAATTTCAGCTTGGATTTCATCTACTCTGCCTCCAGAAAACCTACTAAAGTCTCCAGACGCAGTATCTAAGGCATCGTAGTAATCACGTATAGCGTCTTCATCATACAAAGGCACATCAGCCAGACCAGCAGTCGCGCCACCTATTGCATCTGATATTGCATCAAGTTGGCTCTGCCGTCGAGTCCCCAGACCCGTTATTGCGTTTAATGCTTGGTCTCTATAAAAACCGCCTACGTTTTCTGGATTGTAGAGAGTATCACCAAAAGGCGTACTAAAGTTGTCTATGTCATACTGAAGCCTATCTCTCGCCAAGCCCAAAGCATCTAACCCAGCCTGACTGTAAATACCTGTATCCTGAGCAGTATTAAAAAGGTCTTCGTAAGCATCAGCTTGATCTTCTATAAAGTCAGATACTCTTTCTCTCTCTACGTTTCCTTCGTTTATAAGCCCTTGTAGTTGTTGTTTGAGAGCATTTAACTCGGCCCTTTGACCGCTAAAATCGCCCCCAAGTGGTGAACTGAACCTATTTATCTCTCTTTCTTTTTGCGTGATGGTATTCATAAGAGCGTCAATTTCAGCTTGCTTAGTATAATCACCAGCTAAACCACCAAAGGTTGTTCTTCCCGTGTCAATAGCGCTGTAAAGATCAGAACCAAAATTAGCTATTCGTTGGTTCTCTGCCGCAGTTTGCGCACCTATAGCGTCAAGAGAAGTCCTATAACCTTTTATTGCATCTCTAGCTTTTTGAGCTTCGTTACCAGCAATGCCGTCACCATCAAAGTCAATGAAACTTGCGATGGGGCTTCTTACATTGCCAAGGGTAGCTTCAAGAGTATTTAAATCTCTGTATGAGCTATTAAGGTTGCTACCTATTCCCATTTGACCAATATCAAATGCTGTGTTTGCGGTATCTAAATTGTATTGATCGTAGATACCTTGAAGCCGTGCTTCTTCTGCCGCGCCTTGCGCTTGCAAATTAGCAATCGTAGAACCGAGTTCATCTAACTGAGCGCCAAACCCAGAAGAGTCTATATTCATTGCCTCATTAAGGGTTGGCATTTCATTTGCGCCAATGCTGACAGAACCTATACCTCCCTCACCCATAACAACAGGATCGAATATAGGTTTTTCTGGCATTTGCAATGCGTCGAACTGTGCTTGCAATCCTGAGGCTGTATTTAAAGGATCACCAGCGAGAAGGCTCTCGTTTACAGAAGTGGTTGGGTCATCATACAACTGATCGTAAGTTGCGCCAGCAAATGAACTTTGCAATTCGCTACCTTGATCTAGTATGTCTTGCACACTTTCGTTGTAAGCCGCCAAACTTTGGTTATACGCATCTGCCTGAGATTGATAATCTGCAAGCGTATCCGCTTTTAGCTGATTTCTTTCAGCTGTATAATCAGGGGGTTTAGAACCTCCGCCGCCACCACACATGTCATGCCTCCTTTTCTATCTGCTTTTTGAAGAGATACCCAACGTGTTCATAGCCAAGTCTCTCATACAAACCTTTGATTTTATCCATGTATACACCTGTCGATATACCTGGACGCAACTCCGTTGCTCCCTTTTCTTTAGCCCACTCCTCAAACTTCTTAACAAGTTTGACTGCCGCCATTCCGCCTCTTTTTGATGGTTCAACAAACCATAAATAATCCCTTGCATAAATATCGTTCCCAAAGAAGTGTTGCTCTAAACACCCTAAGTACATACCAAAAAGTATGTCATTGTCGTCCACTGCAACAGCAACAAATCCATTTTCATCATCTATTAGGCTATCAGCCCACTTGTATAACTTCTCCTTACTGTAGTCGGATGAAATAAAACTGCTTTCCGCCCACATTACTGCCCCTAAATCTACTCCTATTTTTATATCACTTTTCTTTGCGTATCGTATTTTCATTAAGTTACCTTATTAAACTGCGGATATTGCTACTGCCAGTACCACCTCCAGATTTGAAGCAGAGCTATTGTTTGTTACAATAAATCCAACACTGTGAGATTGAGATGTTGCGTTGACCTCAATAACTGAACCCAGCGCAGATATTTCTGTAGGTACAGAACTCACTGCATGAACATCGCCATAACCCACTCCATCTACTGCTATTTGTACTGAACAAGTACCAGTGTTTGTTTGTAGTGCAATACCATCAATGGTTATTTTTTGTTTGAAAATTCTTTTAATTACATACGGGCTGTTTGCGGCTGTTGTAATGATTGCGTAAAAACTGTCCGATGCAAGAGTTGTTGGCAACTGATTCTGTGGTAGCTTACCTTGAGAATCCAAAGAGGCCACACCAGATGATGCACCTTTTTGGTTGATCGGGATAAGACCTGAGAAATCAGGATTACCATACTCAAGAGAAGTTCCAGTGTTATTAACTTTAACAAATTTACCAGCATCAGTTGTTTGGAAAGTAGGCAATGAAGATTCTGGCGAAGTTCTGAGGAACATTGTCCCGTCATAAAACTTCAACTGATTTGGGTTAATAGATGTATCGTGCCATAAATCACCAGTGGCAGGGTTTGTTGGTGTATTCGATCCAACTGTTATTTTGGCTTTCTCTGTTAGACTTGATGTTAGATTAGCAACTTTTGCCTGAGCTATGTCTCCATCAGCTATGCTGAGTTTTGGAAACTTAATTAACCCCGTGTCCGTGTGGACAAAGTTTTCCTCAAACATCAAACCTGTCACAGCTTGGACAGAAGTGTTTTCTACTGTGATTATGGTAACTAGGTTGTTCGCTGGCACACCTGTATTAAACTGAATAACATTTTGCGCAGGGATTGTGGTGTAGTCATCTGTTCCCCCTTCTTTCTGCAAAATACCGTTCAAGTAAACTTGTAACTTAGTGTTCTCATCATGAGTAAATGGAAAGTTAATCTGTGTTGCAGTCGTCACTGTGTCTGAGCGTGTGTACCCAGTAATCGAAGTTGATCGAACTTTGAATATTGTAACCGAGTCACTTGTTGTAAGGCCCGTGTTAAATGTAACTGATCCCGCACCAGATGACCCACCAGTAGCGCTTGTGGTGTAATCATTAAGAGCGCCCTCTGCTTTTAATATACCGTTTTGGTATACCAACAATGAGTCTGTTGTTGAATGAGCATATTCAAACTCTGTTTGTCCAGCCGTAGGAGTGAAATCAACTCTTCCAAAAAATATTGGCGCACCGATTTCAGATGCCTGCGCACCGTCCTCGCCACGAAGTTCGGCTAATGTTGCAAGAGTTTGCCAACCAGTGTCGGCGTTTGCATATTCGCCAACTCTATATTGGATGCCAGACGAACTATCTTTTCTAAATTCGACTGGACCATTCCAGTTACCAGCGTTGTCAAAAATTTTGCCTAGAAGTTCCCCGATGGTGTTATCGCCAATCTCAGCGGCGTTTAGGTATCTGATAACTGATTCAAATTCAGTGTTTATGTTACCAGAACTTCCATAATTTTGGGGGTACTGTTGTCTAATTCTTGCCATCTTAATCCCTCACTGTAATTGCAAACCCGATAATCCTGAGAAGACCGCGCCCACCAGCGCTTCTAAACCTATACTGGGCCGCTAGATAACGGTGTTGCCACTTACGTTCGTATTGACGAGATAATGGCACATCAACAAAGTAATTGTCGTCCTTTGTATCATCTACTTCTATAATCATTTCCCCAATGACTTTTCCGTTTTGGTCTTGAGCATCGACTGTAATTGTTCCTTTGCCAGCCGCTTGGATTAAAATGCTGTGGGTTTCCTTGGTATTCTGCAAACTTCCGTGCCAGAGTAGTGGAGTTGTTATAGTCATATCGGGGGTAAACGCACCCTCTTTTTCTGATTCAACTTTAAAAACATCGTAGATACCACCTACCGTCCCAACAACAAAACGCCCGTTAAGGAACGCACCGCATCTTTGGTTAAGAAAAGAACCCGTACTAAACTTTGGTTGAGCGTCACCCCCTTCGGGGTTGAGCGCCAAAGTTAGTCGTCTTGTGATAAAGTCTCCACTCTGCGGGAAAAATATATGATACTGCCCCTCGTCTTGGTCAAAGACGGCGGAAATCTTTTCTGGGTTTTCTACCGAGTTGAACAGTTCTCGATACAGGAGGTCTATCTTGTCCGAGAGACTGTAAGAATATACGAGGATGCCGTTCTCTTCGCTTCGTTTGATGCTGTGAATACCAGATCGTGAGCAGAAAAGTAGGTCCGTCCCCGCGTTCACTATAGTATTGTGGCTGGCACAACCTATATGTATGTTCGCGCTGTCGTTTATTGTCCATCTTGTAAAGTCAGGGTCAATCCTAAAGATTAACGCCCTATCCGCTGTAAAAATTACCAACTGGTTTTGTTCAAATGATCCAAGACCAGTTATCTGATCCGCCGTACCTAATTGGTTGGCGATGTCGAAGAACCCAGCACGAAGGACATTTGTTTCGTCGTCAGCTTCGTCGTCTGGAAATATTTCGTCTTGGTCTACTCTCGATAAATGTACCTCCGTTTCTCGTCCAGGGATGCCAGCAACAGCTAGTCTTCTTTGGACCGAAGCCATGTACGCTGGCCTTAAATCGTTTAATGCTGGCGACTCGTTGCTAGAAAAAACGATACCATCATATCTATAAACTGGTTGACCTCTTACAGCGAAGAAAGCCATTTGGTTAAATATTGTAGATGAGACAACTTCTTCTTTGTCATACACACCAGTCAGTACGTGGTTACGTTCTGATTTAAAGTTTAACGCCGCGCCATCTTCTTCAACGTAAACAATCTCTTGTTTGTTAAAGAAGGCAATGTGGTTTACAGGATGTTGCCCCTCTAAAAATTTGTGGGCGGGGTCACGCACTATCTGACCCCGCCAGTCACAAGTAGCATTGTCAACAATGGTAAGGTGCTGGTCCTTACCAGTGTCCAGGGAGGTGACATCTCTACTCGTGTCTAGTCCTTGAAAATTCTCATATGCGTATGTCTTTAGTTTCAGCCCAGAGGCAGACTTTACTGATGATGTCACGGTTTAACGGTCCCATTGAATGTACTTGTCGTCCCTCCGTTAAGGTTTCTTTTGTTTGTACCTTCATCCATGACACGCATTTTTAGTTCCGTGTTTCCATTCTTAGCCTGCCAAAGCAGTCTATTCATAGTTTGATAATACATAGGAAGATACATCTGTAGCTTATCGCTACCTTGCTGAAGGGCATAGTGATAGAGCAATCCATTAACCAAAATAGGATCAGGAATAGCCCTGACTTCTTCTACAGATTCGTAGTAGTCAAGAGGATAATTTATATCGTGATATGGGTGCTGGCGGATGTCATCTATTATAGTGTTGGCAAATTCCAACATCATAAGCATGACATCACCATCAACAGTACCAGGGTGGAAGTCCCCATATCGGCGTAAAGCCTGCATGATTAGCGCGGACAAAGGAGAATTTTTGTCACGGACATGAGGGTTCGTGTTACTGGTAAACGTAGCTGTCGTCTTGGTCTCAGTCCCATCTTGCATGATTAGCCTGCCTTCTTAACTACTCGACCCGTTTTGACAAAGTGATTTGCCATAAATCGTTCTACGTCATCAGCCTTGACCTTCCACTCAAGACGACCACTAGAAAAATTTCTCAACGCTCCATATCCAGCGACTTCAAACATGCTAGGTTCTTTCTCCCTAGACTCAAACCAAACAAGTTCTGGCTTGAAGGCAGTGGCCTTTGGTTTTACGACAGGTTTTTCGTCTTGCTCAAAAGCCTCGTTAATGTCGGGAGTTGTGGGGTCGTCAGCTTTATAGTGACCTTTAGCGTTTCTTGCTCTTTTAGGTTTTGTTGCCATGTTTTCCTCCAATAAAAAAAGGGGCGCTTTTGCACCCCTTTAGTATACTCACTTTTAGGAAGTGGTCGTCCCTATCGGGTTGACCAATTCTTAATGTACGAATGTACCTTATCTTGAAGCATCTCCAAACCGCACTCAGTTAAATACTCATGCTTGGTGCTGTCTGCGTCAGGTGCTTGGCGATTTTCTAACAACTGAGTATCACGACCTTCTAGGTAGCGATAAGACAGATATGGAAAATCAATGATAACCATTGCAGTCTTCATGCCAGGAACTTGTCTGAATTGAGGGTGCAAATGTACCATCAAATCGCCCGCAAAAGTTGTGTATTGGGTCAGATTCACCCCATACGCTCCTTCGTACTGCGTTGGTTGCCAACGGTCTTTACCGATTTGCTGTAGCTGGTTAGCCACAGTTTCACCGACAAAAGCGATCTTTTGCTTAGAGCCATACTTAAAGACAGATGAGATGAGCAAGTCATCAAATCCAGCTTCAGTCATTTGACCAGCATTAGAGCCGCCATATGAGGCGAAGTCTGTAGAAACGTCCACAACATTGGTAAGACTGTTGATGATACCGCCTGTGAAACGCACTGGCTGATTAACAGTAGTTGCGTCCTCATGCTTCATGCCAAAGAACATAGCTCTCTCGATGTCGCTCATGTGGAGCTTGAGAGCTTTTGTCATTGCTTCATCCAACTTGTCACCAGTTCTTAGGTAAGTGCTTTGCAAGGTGTTTGATACTTGAAAAGCTGTCCTAAAGATTTGGCAATAGTTGTTGGATACAACTGCGTCGAACGAAATAGCAGTAGGACTGGACGCACCTTCAGCCGCCGCAAAGCCAGCAATGAAGAGTTCAGCATTATCCGCTATCTGGTGAGTAGTCCCACCAATGTTTCGAGTTACAGTTAATGTAGTACCAGTTGTGTCTGCGGTAACGTGCATCACCTCACCAGTCTCACTGTTTACAACAATGGAACCAGAGATTGCGAATTTGTTATCGTCAGAAGAGTCAATAGTAATAGTAGTAGTAGATGTACTAGCTACTGCACCATCAACTTTCATTTTCCTATCGGGCAATTCATCTCTAAAATTCTTATACTCAGGGTCATCTGTTCCCTCAGACGAACCCATAGCAAGCAAAGCATTTAGAGGAGCATTACCGTTAGGCTCCAAGAGCGTGAAAAGCTCTCTGTAGTTTCGGGGTCTAAAGTCAGTCGTAAACTCACCTGTACCCCTAAGTCCTTGAATAGCCGCCATGACTAATCCTCCTAATGGTTTAGGTTAAAAAAAAGGGTTAGAGCGAGTTAGGGGCCATTGTCATCCCTAAACATCTGTTGTTACGTGCAAGGCCGTAGCGTTGCGTTAATCGTATGTTTTGGATATTAGACTATCTAAAAAAGTTTTTCGTCCCTATTTTGAAAAAAAATACCCTCGGACGGAAGGGGACACCTAAAATCCGAGCCGAGGGTCAGTTAGGGAGGAGTCTAAGCCATTCCTCTTTTCGACATTGCGGCATTAGCCATCCTGTCGAATGTACTCATCTCTTCTGCTGGAGCGGCAGATGAGCCTCCTCCAGGTGAGGAACCAAGAGAACCTGTGTATGCCTGACGGTTCATAGCTATACCCCGTATTCTTTCCATTTCTGGACTATTCATATTATTTGCGTAGTCTTGCATTACTCTCATAGTAAGCGTTTGGTCAGCAAAGTCTTCCATAGTAAACCCACGTTCTGCGGCAAAAACCATAAAGTCATTTGCCTTGTCGTCTGGAAGACGTAAAGCCGCTTGTGCCTGATCTAAATTATTAGCGATTGACTGCTTAATAGCCATCGTCTTGTCTTGGGTGGCATTTTGCACCTGATCTCTTGCGGCATCAGCTACACCTTGAGTTCTAGCCATCATTGCCCGAAGTGCGTTTTGCGTTTGGGCTAATTGTTGTTTAATAGCCTTCATCTCTCCACCACCATTAACTAACATTTCTTTGTAGCCTGGAGGTAGTTGAACAGCGTTATCCTCTTCCCATTTTGACAGTTGGTCATTCAATGGTTGAGTCATTTTTGAATCTGTTGGACCCTGAGACCTTTCGCCCTCTGTGTTTCCCATAGTTGGGTTTTTCACTTGAGCCATGTAGATGGCTTTCATCTGGTCTGCAAATTTTGATGGGTCTCGCAAGTCAGGGTTTGCTTGCTGTATCTGCCTTACCAAATCCATAACTGGTTTGTATTGGGCGTTCTGGTGGTTCATTGCGGAATAGCGCTCAAAGGTTCCTTTGATTTGCTTGTCGGTTAATGTCTTCATAACCGAGTTTCCGTCTTTATCTTTTTCACCAAAATCTATTTCATAAACCACAGCTTCAGCGGCAACCTTGTCACCTTCTGTATTAGGTGATCCTGTACTTGCGGCTTTTTCTTGGTTTGTTTCTTTTGTTTCTGCTTGTTGTTGAGGGGTTTGTTGCGGGGCTGTTGCGCCGCCTGCTTGGGGAGGGACACCCATTTGCTTTGAGGCTATCGCGTCAACAGCATTTTGCATGTCTTCCTTGCTTTGTGGTACTGCCATTTTTTTCTCCTTCCAGCCGTAGCGGGAATTAAGTTGTTAATAGGACGAATTTAATATACGGATTAAACGCTGTCGTCCTTATCCAGCGCAATTTCTGCCTCCAACTTTGTCGTTAGTCTGAGGGGCATCTCCAACATTCTGTTAGCCGCCCAGATTGCTCCACGCCTAAAGTTGATTTCATTTATTTCCATGTTGGGATTATCGGCTATTTGCATCGCGGCAGTAACAATCTCTGCCTCCATGACCCGCCTTAATGTTTTCCAACCGTTTGAATTTTCAAGTGATTTAATGTTTTTAAGGTCAGTTTTAGATGACATTACTTTTGTTTTTTACCTTTCCTTACAGTTGCTTTTGTAGCAATACATGTTTTGTTAGCTTTACCTTTAACGCCAGAACCTCCTGTTCTGTTTTCGCTTAAAGTTGGTTTCTTTATTTTTAGGTCCATTATTTATCTCCTATCTGAAGCCCAAGTTTCATAGCCACCGCGACTGCAATAAAGACCAGAACGGAGGTGGTTATTAGTTTAAGAGCCGTCTGGCCCATTGTCTTTTTTGCAGAACGCCATGAATCTATTAAATGTCTTAGCTCTCGGATGTCTTTATGAGCATCAGCGCCATCAAGACCCACCTCGGCTAAGGCTTGCTGTGCGCCGTCCTTAGCGGCTTGCGTCAGCAATGCTTTTAATTCCTCGTTATCAAGGTCGATATTCATTAGTTAATCCGCAAATCTCTTGTTGTTTTTTTCATACACTATCAGATACTTCTATATCCTTCGTCCCAAAGCCAATATTAAAACCTATAATAATTCTGTTTTGACCTGACTTGTTGGGTTGAGAGGAATGTGGGAGCCAGCCAGGGAATAGAATTACCTTTCCTGTCTCTACTGGTATTTCATCCCTAACTTTAAATAAACATTTATTTATATCACTAACTTGAAACATAGTCTTTGTAATCCAAGCAGGGTCAGAAAAAACTAAATTCCCCGCATTTGGCTCTGCCTTGGCGTAGAAAACCCCACTAAAAATACTGTTTGCGTGAACGTGTTCTGGGATATACCCGCCGTCTGGATAAACGGAAAGCCACATAGTTTGGAGTATTGGGAAGTGTGAAAGCTCGCCATAAGCAGACGAAAGCATTTCTTCTACACAGTCAAGGATTGCTTCAGCGACAGGAACCCACTCCTTGCTTTCAAATAATGTTCGGTTATCCCCAAAGGATGTTGTGCCAAACTCATCCTTTTCTTTCTTATTTTTACCGCGAACTTGTTCGTTCCACTTATCAGAAACCAACAAAGGTTGCTTGGAGTTTTTGTGAAACTCCATAGCCAAGTAAGCCGCTCTTTCAACTACATAGAAATTTTGTAACTTGGTTGTAAATACTGGCGTACTAAAAAGGTTTTCAACTTTACTCGCTATTAGCCCTCCCCTTCTTCTTCTTCTGAGGGTGGATCAACGTAGTCAGGCTCATCAGGTCTTTTAGGCCACACTATATCGGCAGGGTCTTCGACCTCTGCATAAACAGTGGTTAAATCTCTCAGTTCTTGACGATATGTTTTCCACTTGTTTTTTGTAGCCGTTGTTAATTGGTTGTCAGTAAGAACTGACCAGTCTGATGCGGCAAGGAGTTGATTTCTTGGCATACGAACCCACATGTCTAAACACATTTCTGGGCTAAATGTTTCTACTTCCCAGTCCCAAGAAAAAACCCTTACATCATTTTCATCAGTTTTTGCAGACCACCCTTTGCGTTCAGCACGTTGGTTTGGTTTTAAATCTGGAACATTTGGCAGAATAGCGGCCCAAACTTTGTTTTCCCAGCCTGCTGGCGCATCCTTGATAAGATTGGCATGATTGTCCTGATGTAAAACAATATCAGTTGGTTCTCCATCTTCATCGAGGCATACATAATAAAAATCTGAGTCGCTCATTTAATTCTCCTACTGATCTGCTATCGAGAAGCTATTGTTGGTTGACCACATAACTTTTACACAACCCTTACCGCCTCGACAAAAATTATTATTACCGCTGACGCTAGTGCCGCCGCCACCGCCGCCGCCGCCAAATTCACCGCCCTCTCCGTGATATATTGTTCTGCCTTTATTAGAAGTTGACGAACTATTGTTAAGAAATCCAGCGTGTTCACCATTTGAACCGCCTACGCCAGAGTATCGGTAATCACTATAAAAACTATTCCCGTTGTTTTGAGGCGAACTATTTTGGTTTGATAAACTTCCCCAAGTACCGCTTGCGCCTTCTCCTTCGTGCCAGACACCTCCGCCACCACAGAACCCGTAAGTAGACGATCCGTAGCCTGACCCACCAGAGGCTCCGCCACCAGAGCCGTTATATGGTAAATCACCACTGCCCCCGTAGTAACCATTCCCGCCGTCTCCTGTGTAGCCTGCGGCTCCGCCTCCGCCGCCAGCAGAACTGTTGTAGGATTTACCGCCTGTTCCGCCATTTGCAGTAACCGTACCACTTTGGGGCTGTCCGCCTGCGGCTTGTTGCTGTGAACCTTGACCGCCTGTAGCAGATATAAAACCACCAAAACTAGCAGTGCCACCGTTTTGGCCCATACCTGATGTAGCTGGGACTGTAATTGTAATAGAATCCCCTGCCGAAACCTCAATGTCGTCGGCCCAAGCAAGGCCACCGCCTCCTCCACCATTTGATGCCCAGTTGTATTGACCGCCACCCCCTGCACCAATGCAAAGTGCGGAAAGTTTTATAACGCCCGTAGGGACAATGAATGTAAATGTTCCATTGTTATCATAAAGCGCCGATCCAGATACCGAATTTCCAGGCTGGAATTTACTGTTTGTATCTGCCGCAGTTAAATACTCTGAATCATCCGCATGCTTGATTCGATTAACGCTTAACTTGTCTATATGTAACTCTGCCATAAGGGTGTCTCCTTCAAATTATGTTTCTATTATACACCCAGCAACTCAACAAATACTCTAGAACCTTTTCCAGCTTGCGAAGAGAATGACCCACTATTACTAGCTGGGAAAAATCTAATGCCGTGCCATGTGTCTGGCGGAACATTGTTGTTATAATTACGCCAATGTATCGACCCGTGGTTAGGGTAACTGTAGCTGGTGCTTTGCTGGTAATGATACCAAATAGATGTTTCTATACCGCCATAACTTCCATACTTTTGTGGGATAATAAGCATTTGAAACATAATACCTTCACCATATGAATAGTTTTCTGCCGCTGGCTCTTGGTACTGAGGCATCCAAATCCAACCTTGGTTTGAGTTATGAGATGCGTTATTTGTCTCATTTTGACCTTCATAGTAATCGTTCGATCCATAACCTAAGTATCCAGTGGTAATGTTTGAACCAGAAGAGTTTTGTCCGTACATATAAACATCTACGTTGCTTGAGGCATTAACAATTCTTCCAGTAATGCGAACCGCAATAATGTCATCTGTACTTACGCCAGCCTTAACGTCTGTCCACATGATTCTACCAGTGTTGTCGGAGTCGCTTGACGCACCACCAATATTTTTTGCAAGGCTTGGCGTTCCTGTCGAACCAAGCGTTGCGATGTCAGCGAAAGCAAGATTTCCGCTACCATCGGTCTTCATAACATGGTTCGCAGAACCATCTGCGGTGGGGATGGTAAGTTCTGGACCCCCACTATTTTGTAACTTTTCAACAACTAATTTAGACATTTTTTACTCCTTATTGAAAGGCCACTAGGCCATTTGTTGAAACATAGTGGATACTACCTGTTCCACTTATGGTGTAAGTGGCCCCGCTAGCGATAGTAAGTGTATCGTAGCTGAAGCGCTGACCCGCCGTAGACCAAGTGGCACTAGACGAGATGGTACTTGGGAAATAATCAACAGTATCATTTTGTACTGATATATCATCCCAAACGTAGTCTGTACCATTCGATGAAAGGAATCTACCCGCGTTGCCTGTTGTTGGGGGCAAAACATAGTCCCCGCCTTCGGCAAATAACTCCCACTTACCAGCCGCTAGGTCCGTAGCAAAGGTGCTTCCTGATGTATGATCTTCAAGGGCAATGTAGCTAGAAACATTGTTTTTAACTACGTCATCAACTTTGTAGTCATAACCTGATGCTGACCAGTTTCCTTTCCAGTCAATACCACCGTTAAATTTTTCCCATTTGTTTGCGGCTAAATCCGTTGCAAAGGTAGTTCCAGCATGTGCAACCAAAGCTCGATAGTTGTTACCGCCGTACACTACAACATCATTTGGTAAATATTCTGTGGTTGTGGCCCAAGTTCCTTTTGGATTTATACCGTTAACATACAAGGTCCAGTAGGATGTATCTGTGGGAAGATTGCCAGTTGTTTCTGTCGTGGCTCTATATACAGACGCACCATATGTAACAAGATCGTTTAGAGCGTAAGCCGTAGCGTTATTATACGTTCCTCTGTTCTTTACGCCAGGAAGAAACTCGTCCCAATGCGCTGTAGAAGATGGTAAGTTACCTGTTGTATCGCCTTTTGCGATATAGAGGTTTCCGCCATAAGCAACAATATCATTTATAAAGTATGCTGTTGCGGCGTTGTAAACTCCATCTGCGCTAATCCCTGAGATAAACTGTTCCCAGTAAGTTGTATCTGTCGGGAGGTTCCCTGTTGTGTCCACCTTGGCTATGTATAGGTTGTTGCCTCCGTAAGAAACAACGTCATTCTTTTGGTAGGCGGTTGTATTTACATACTCAGATTCCCATTGAATACCGTCCGCAAACAGGCTCCAGTACGTTGTGTTCGGCGGTGTGTTGCCTAATGTTTCGAGAATACAGATGTAAACTTTACCACCGTGAGTTACACCGTCCCCTGGTCGGTAACTAATGCTGTTATCGTAGACTGATTGGAACTTAAATCCATCAACCATTAACGCCCAGTAAGTCGTGTCTGTCGGCACGTTGCCAGAGGCTTTTAATGCGTAGGTGTAAACATAGACGTTACCGCCATATTTTACTATGTCGTTAACTTCGTACATTGTTGTGGCATCGTAGTCGCCCGCAAAATGAAAACGAAGTTTTCCTAAATCAATAATTTGGCTCATATCCACTCCATCAATAAATGACCATTCGCACCCCAACTGAAACTGACAGTATCAGCCGACCAGAAGTAAGTCTTATAGCCATCTGGGTCGAGTATATTATCGTCTGGAAGAGCTACTGTTGTCGTCCCATCGTTGATAATATTTACTGTTGTGTCGCTTGTTAGGTTGTTACATTTAATTCCGTAAAAAGTTTTATCGGAATATGCGGTTCCAGTATATATGCCTGTAGCTTCAGCCATCAATCTACATCCTCCAAGACGGAGACAACACAGTCAAAACTGCTGTCCACTTTAGATTTCACTTTCAATTTCTCTCCAGCCTGCATAACTAGCTTTTTACCACTCAAGAAATCTTCTGTCGTCCCTCCCAAAACACGACTTGACTTAGCTATATGAATAATGTCGTTGTTCGTCTTGACTAGCTGTATTTCTACAGGGAGACTTGCCCCCGTTATGTTTGCAACCTGACAACCAATCACGATTGATTTTTGTGTGGCTGGCACGGTGTAGACTTCAGTTCCAGCAGTTCCTATGCCGTCATGTGTCTCGTTTTTAAATTGGTATGTTGCCATTTTACTCTCCTATCCTAACGCCACAGCCATCGCCACTGCTCGGCTGTCTATAAAAACATTGTCGGTTGCTTCTTCTGTTCTTATCTTGCAACCTCCAAGACCAACAAGATTTAGTGTGTCAGCCGCTCCGTTAGCAACTACATCATTTGTATCTCCCGTTGTTCTTTCATCTCCCTTAACTGTAAGAAATGCGTTACCTACTGCCTGAGCTTGAGCGGCGTAATGCTTTGCAGAAAAAGCAACATTACCATCACTGTCTGTAAAACTTGTGTTTAAACCGTGTGTTGCATATTTTTTTGCATCGTCAGCATAATTAGGAGCCTCGATGATGTCATTTATGTATGTTGCCGCTGTTGATATAACACCCACATTTTGACCAGCCAAGACGATGTTGGTCACGTTTGAAGCAACGGTTGAAATGTCAGTGTTGTTACTCGACACGCTTTGCACTTCACTAGCTATCGAGGCTACTGAATTTACGTTAGCAATGTCCTGACCTACGTTATTTACATTACTAATAGCGCCCGAAACTGTGGTGATGTTTGATAGGTTTTGTGTATTGGCAACAGTGTTAATGCTATTAATACTGTTCGCTGTGGTAATAATATCCTGTATGTTTGAGCCAAGAGGCGTAATAACATTTAGATTGCTGTTTAGATTGGACAGTGCGTTTGTTGCCGTTGTACCGTCTTCGATGTCAGCAAGCGCTGATACCTTTGTACTTATGCCAGCAAGGGTTCCAACGTCATTTATGTTTGACCCGACTGTGTTTATGTTTTGTAGGTTGGCACTATTAGCAACTGTATTTACGTTTGATATGTCCTGACCAACAGCATCGACATTTGTTATCGAGTTAGCAACTGTGTCTATCTCTGATATTGATTCCACAAGATCGTTGGCGACTTCAGTAATCTTAGACATGTTTGTGCTGACGTTATTAACAGCCGAAATATTCGAGGCTACGGTTCCTACGGAACCGATAGCCCCAGCTACTACTGTGATATCCTGACCCGCACCAACTTTAGCCGCAGTTGTTTGTATATCATTAAGGTTTGTTACAACGTCATTTACGTCTTGGATGTTTGACGAAACCGTACCAACAGCACCTATATCGCCTGATACAGTGTTGATTGCTGGCAAATTATTTTTGACGGTATTGACGTTTGCTATGTCCCCGCCAACCGCGTTGACGTTATCTATACTGCCGCCCACAAGATTAACATTGGATATGTCTGTCGCTGTGGTGTTGACGTTACCAATATGGGTAGCCACCGTATCCACTTCGCTTATCTTTGGAGCAACAGTGTCAGACGCAATAACAATTTTAGGAGCTATAGCTGAAAGACGATCAAGGTTGTGGTCAACAACGTCTATGTCATTGCCCATACCGTTTCCATGAACGGTGCAGTAATACAGCAAACTCGATGGTGTGGTAGCTGTAATAGAAATGACTACCTTCCTGTCTCCTGTAGCCGCGCCAGCATTGAAGGTTGTAGTGTTGGTGTAATCGCTTTCGGTTGCCGAAGCGCCATTCAGAAAATAGGTAACGCCAGTTGTGTAACTGTTGCCACCACTGTCTTTAAAGGCAAAGGGGTGTCCATCATTTGTACTGTCTGTTTGGTCAAACGTGTAGGTGTGTTGTTTCTTTAATTCTATTTCTGGATTTGAAACAGCATCTAAATAAAACTTTCCGCCAGCTACAGTAGTCGCATATGTCTTTGCGCCAACAACTTGTCCAGCTACCGTGTTTACATCTGTAATGTTATCAGCAACATCTATTACTTTATCAATGTTGTTAATTACAGGAAGAGCATCGTCCCTTGCACTTTCTGTTGCTGTCTTGGCGGCTTCTGCGGCGTTTTTGTGAGAGAGCGCATCAGCCACATACTGTGCAAAATCAGTAAAAGTTATTGTGGTCCAGCCCGTGTCAGCATTTATGTACTGACCAACACGAACTTGGAAGAACCCAGGGTTGCTAGGGTCTTCTCTAAACTGGAAAACATCGCTTCTAAACGCACCGTCAGCCGTAGCGAATATATCTCCAAGCATATCGCTTAGAGTACGGTTGCCCTTCTCTGCCGCTTCTAAGTAATCATCTAGTACGTGATTACCAGTAAATTGGGAGATAAACCGTAACTGTTCACCAATAGGTCTTGTTTCAGCCATTTAGCTTCTCCTCATTAATAATTTCTGTAATCATCCCTTTGGTGATTGCATACTTTTCTTTACGAAAATACCTTTCAACCTTGGACATCATCTCGTCTACAGAAAGCTGAAAGTTTGCTACTTGCTCTGAGTAGCCATCAATCATTTCTGAAACTTCTTTCTTGAAGTCTTTGTTGATGTCGTCGTTGCCGCTAAGACGCTTATCAATAAGGTCTTTTGTTCTTATTGCGATTGTCTCAATAGAGTTTGAGGCCGCACTTACATCCATCTTTAAGGTGCTTACTTCGTTCCTTAACTTTTCACAATCTTGTTTTACTTCATCAAGAGATGCCATAAAGATGTCGAGCTTTTTGTGTAGGTCGTCTTGAACCTTGTTAACAAAAGCGGCGACTTCTGGCCTTACATTTTTTTCAGCTTCGTTAGCCATTAAGCCCTCCTTGCCTCAGACATTGGTATCAGGTTTCCAGCCTCTACTTCCTGTTGGACCTGATTGTTGTCTTGGACGTTTGCTCCCCGCATTTTTTCCATCAACATCATTTGCTGGGATGGGCTTGGTCCATTCTCTTGAAGTTGTTTTGGATCAATCCTAAATCTGTCGAGGTCTGTTATACCCATAGCCCTGATTGCTTCTTCAACAATCTGACCCGCATTGTACTCCATGCTAAGTCCTGTTTGATTCATTACTTGTAATACGTTAATCCAAGTCTCAGCATTTCTTGTGGGTTCGAGAGGTAATGTTCCGTCAATCACAAGATAATCAATATCGCCCTGCAAATCTTTGGAAACGTCATAGTCGAGGTATCCCTCTTCTACCATACCAGCAATCTGATTAGGCATATTCTGTTGGTCTATTTTGATAGAACCAGACATCGTTAAGCTGTCTTGAATGTTGGCAACCATCATTCTTACCATAGGTCTGATAGTTGTCGCTGACATAATTCTCGAAAGCACACCTAAGCGTTGTGAACCTAGCTGGGTTAACCGCTGTATTTCTGTAGCTGTTCTTATCCCATCCGTTGTCTGGATGCCTTGCATAGCATCAGAAGCGGCACTAACTCTTTGTTTAAGAGATGACATAGACTCAATGTCTCTTAAATGCCCTGCGGTAACATCAGGAACCTGAGCTATAAATACTCCGTCCCCTGGCTTCGTTCCTGGCAACGTCCTTACAATGCCCCAAGGATTTCTGTCGATTAGGTCTGGGATGCTGACCTGTGTAGGATCAGCAAAGATAAGATTGTTTAATGCCGCACTAATATTATCAATGCGTGAACGCATTAAGTAAGTTGCAATATCGTGCATTGGCAATATCAAATCATATAACGATTGTCCGTATGTCTTGTGGCTGTCTTGGTATAAACCTCCGATCACAACTGGGAATTGCTGACCGTATGGGTTTAACTGAAACCTTATACATATGTTTTCGTCTATGATTGTTATAACAAAAAAGATTTGGTCTATGCTTGGTATGCCTATCTCAGCGCCCGTCATCTTGACCCACGCCTCGTCAACAACTCTTGCATCGCCTAATGTAAAATATGCGTGATCCACTCTTTCTCTTTGATGAGGGGTTGCTGGATCAATACTTAGACCTCTGCCTTCTTCTTTGTGCCAGTGGTGTGCGTTCCAACCGTTTCTTGGCGGTGACATCTTTTTTCTAAGGGCAGGGTACTTTTTTAATTTAGGATATAGGCCAGAGTTGAGCAGGCTGTTAAAAGATTGATAGTCTGCAAATACAATAAACTGCATGTCTTCCCAGTCACCCCAGTTAACCCTTGGATCGGGGAAGCATCTTCTTGGATCGAAGTTGACTAAATGATTTTGATTGGTTGCCGAGTCCCAAGATATTTTTGTTGGGGCAAAACCATACCTGATGCTGTCAAGAAGCATTTGTGCAAGACGAGCTTCGCCAGCAGTTCGGCGCATCTGTTGATGCAACACACGCTCTAGTATGAGAGAGGCTTCTCTGGATTTTCTATTTAATCCCTCCAACTGAAACATTGGGTTACGTCCGCCCAATGCCGCCATGAGATATGTAAGAACTGTGTCAGCAATAGCTCGCGTGTCTGCTATTACTGCCTTTTCTCTAAAGTCAGTTGTATTCGCTGGCACATAAACATCGTGCGCCCTGTCAGCTTCTTTCCAATGATCGTAACGCTTTCTAATCTTGTTGTACGACATGTCCATCATTGACTTAACATAGTCAACAATCCTGTTTTCTTGATCTTCCGAAAGAAGGTCAGATATGTCTTCATACGCAACAATTTGTTCAGCAAACTCGGAAAGGTCTACAATGATCCCTTCCCTGTCACTCAAATTGTATTCCGCGCTTCGATAACCTGATGTGTTTGTTGCCATATGAACCACCGTTTATATTTGGTCAAAAGAATAACTTTTATTTTGTTGGTGGTCGTCCTTGCTAATCAACAAGACCCCATCCTTTCCAAGATGGTTTATCTTTTGTCTTGCGACCCCAAATTACGTCCCCCAGGGATTTGCCTAAGTCTTTGTTACTATTGTTAAGAGAAAGCATGGGATTTGAATGTGTTGCCCAAGCATCAGGAGAAATAGCTGTTCGTGATAATACGTCAATCGCAATCGTCATAGCATCCACTTGGTCATCGTGATTGCCACTCGGAAACGAAACTGTCTCGTCTATAAACTCATCTAGCCATTGTGCGTTCTCTGGGATAAATACTCGACCTCCCTCAACAAGAGGCAAGATAGAATTTACTCTTGCCACTTTGTCGTGAACGATCTTGTACGGGATAACAGCTATTCCAGATTCTCTCTTAAGCTCTTGGATTAATGACTGACCGCTGGCTTTATCTTCTATATACATACCTCTAAGACCTTTGCCTCGCCATTTATTGTTTAGACGAATCATTCTGGTCTTTAACTCAGGAAAGTCGTATTTCCCTCGGATAATATCTACGATGTATATATCGCCATTGCGGTCTATTCCAGCGACACAGGCCACGCTGTAGTCTGCTGTTTCTGTCTTTTTGAAAGCGGTGTCCACGCCAATAACCAAGGTTGCGAAACTTTCTGGAGACAGATCGGAAGGATATTTTTGCCACCATTCTGTTTTTATTAAATTACCTCCTTCAACGTAGGGTTGCTGTTGGTAGAGTGAAGCAAACTCTCTTGGGTTTAACCTCTCTCTTCTTTTTAAATCCTCAAGAGGAAATCTCTCAGCCCACAAAGGTTCTTCTTTCTCCTCGGACACATATCTTTTTTTGTGGGATAAATTTCTAAACTCGTCTGGAGTAACCCAGTTGGGATCAGTCTCAGGTAGGTGTCGTCTTGAGATTTTACCGTTATGCACTTTTTGGATAGCGGGAAAGTTAATGTGTTTCCATCTGCCTTCCTTCCAGTCTTCTGTTTCCATAAGACGACCAGCAAGGTCGTCAGGATGCCACCGAGTTAGAATTACAATTTGTTTCGGGGGTTTGCCGTCTTGCTGTGGCTGAAGTCGAGTAGCCAGGGCAGATGTGTAATAGTTCCATGTTTTATTTCTTTGCGTCATAGACTCAGCATCTTCGCGTGACTTTATTGGGTCATCCACAATAAGAAGGTTGGCGGGACGACCAGAGGTCGTACCCCCAACACCTACAGCAAAGTACGCACCGCCAACTTCTGTTCGCCATACATCTGCCGCTCGGCTGTCGGTAGAAAGAGTGAAGTCATGAAATGCTTGAGACATAATCTTTTGCTCGACTATGCCACGCACCTGTCTGCCAAAGTCTGTAGCTAGCTGGCTGTTATAGCTACAGGACATGATGTATCTGTTCGGATTACGGGCCATGAAGTAACTTGGGAACAAGACTGTAGAGAATGTAGACTTGGCGTGTCTAGGTGGCATCGTAACCAGTAGGTTATTTTCTTCTAGCTGATCTTTTTCAAGCTGGTCCAAGGCATGTATTAGCTCTAGCTGAAACGGTGCTATGTCCCAGT